GATGTTGTTATTATAATAACAAAAAACAAACTTGAGAAAATGAAAATTATATTAGAATATTTTCAAGGAAACCCTGATACAATGTCGGAGTATGATGATTCCACTGATAAATACATGAGGTCTTGGTATTTTGACGGAGATAAGGGAATCTCATTCGGGTGGTTTCAAACATCATTAGACGGAGAAAAGGAATTTGTTTCCGAAGCGGATACTTGCCATTACCATTTGTCTCAAAAAATTGGTTATGAAATACTTGGTAAAGCAATATCTAGTGAAGATATAGAAGATGATGACATAGAAGGTATTGGACGTGCTGTTAACGACACAGCAGCATTTAAAGGAAGAACGTTTGACGAGCCGAAAATTATTACAACTTGGCATAAAGTATCTTCAGAAAAATTATATGAAATACTTGAAAATCTAGGTGGGGTAGAAAAATTCCAAGATTATAGTTATGTTTATCCAGAGGAACAAAAATGGGGTGGTAATGATGAAGTAAAGGCTGGAGATGCCAATGTCATTTGGTATATTAACTCAAACGACCAATATGTTAGTCCAACAGATATTAGATTAATGGGAATGAATATAAAAGGGTCATATTCATTTCCAGAATGGATGGTTGACATTGTAAGGAAATATAATACGCCTAATTCTAAATTAGCCGACAAAACCGCCAAATTGGGCAACATGACAATAGCGCAATACAATTCATTGATACACCAAGAAGAAAAAGAACCTAAAAATACAATAAAAGAAAACGATATGAAAGAGAATAAATATCAAAAAGAGTTTTCAAACTATATTGAAATAATGAATGAGGCACTTAAAAGAAATGATTTCGGTGCTTATAATGCAGCAAAACGTATGCTAGATGAAACCATTGAAGATAATAAACATGAGAATGAATTATTGTCTGAAATGAAAACTAATAATTTCGGTATTTTAAATCATATATTTGAACAACAATTGCCTACGTTATTTAAGACGAACAAAAAGGCTGTCAGAGACGTTGTAAAATTAATAAAGGAAGATAGTAACCTCAAGAACGAATTTGCCTTCTACAATGCGATTAAAACGCAATATAAGGGTAAGGCTGCAAATATTGCCGAAGCAAAAGAAGTGCTAGAGAAATTGGCTGATATTTCTGTTAAGGGAATAGACCAGAAAACAGTTAGGGAGTCAAATAAAAAACTGAGAAAAGTGATGCTTGAAAACAATATAATTCCTAATGATTTCATTGATGATGAAAACAGAAAACTATATGAATCGGGTCATATTATTCTAACACATAAGAAAACAACTGCAAATATGATACCACTCATCGAAAGTTATCATACGGTTTGTCAATATATGGAGAATCATAAAAACGATGTGATTAAAGAAAGCAAGAATATTGACGATTTGATAAGTGAGTTTGAGGACAAGATGAAAACAAACCTTAATGAATCTGAAATGTCATTTGTGCAGCAAATTACAGATTTTAGAAACCCAATTGCAGAGCAGAGAAAAGAGAAACTGTTTAATAAACTTAAAGAGGATTGTCTAACAGCCATCGCATCAATGCTTAAAGAAGATTCAAACAACGAAGAATTAAAAGGCTTGAGTAACCAATTAAACGAAATGACATTTGACAAAAATAATATTGTTAAAGATATTGCAAAATTGTTGGAGATAAGAGATATATTAATGGATGATTAAGTGTTATGAAAAATATTATAACGGAAGTAATAAATGATTATCTAAAAAGTAAGTGTATGATTAATGAAAATTTTTATTGGGGGGAAGGTGACTTGAAAGCAATGAGAAACTGTAAGAAAACACTTTCCGAAATCTATGATAAAATGCTTAAAAACGGCTTAACTAAAAACGTGTTTGTCGTTCAACAGCTTGGGGATATAATAAGCAGACTTGATAAGTTATCAAGATGAAAAAAATGGCTGAGATTTGTTTCTCAGCCATTTTATTTTTATAATAATATATTATTCGGTTGTGCAAATATACGAAAAATAATTCATTTGACCAAATATTTTAAATGCTTTTAACACTATTTATTGATAAAATATAAGTTATGCTAATACAGCCAAAACCATATATGGATAAATTGAAACTCAGACACCATGCATTTGGTGTTGAACGCAGACGTAATATGTCAAAAATGATATTGGAAAAAGGAACTCCATTTCCCTTACCAATTGAATATTCTGACATAGATGAAGCAATGTTTAGGTGGGTGGAAGAACACATACAGATAACGTATGATGGAAAAAGGCTTCCTACATATAAACTATACAGTACGCAAAGACTTAGTGAATACATTCAAGAATGGGATAAACAAGACGAAACTGGTAACCCAATTATAAATTTCAAAACTGTTACACGTGAGAATAACCCTCAGAAAGGCGAAAGCCAAGGAAACTATTTCAATATTCCTGGACATAAGGATTTTGCAATGTTTTATGTTCCAGTATTACAAGAAAATGGAACAGAGGCTTATGACAAATACACGATGAAACAGCCGTTTCAAGTAAATTTCATTTATTCAATTTCCATTGTTGCTAACAAAATGGAGATAATAAATGAAATGAACGAACTTATGCACTATGAATTTAGCGCAATTGATTGCTATATATCTCCTAATGGTCATCCAATGTCAATGACGCTTGAGGACGTTTCCGATAATTCTGAGTATGCAATTGATGACCGTAAATACTATTCGCAGACATATAAGGTCAAAGTAAGGGGTTATATTATAAGAAAAGAAGACTACAAGGTAGAAAGAATTCCGTCAAGGTTTTTACTTCCTTGGCGCGATTCAGACGCTACTGGTATCATTCATCGCAGAGGTAAGAACAGAAGGGATGAAGAAAAAGTTACATTTATGACGTTCAAACCAGATGAGGAACAGAAATTCAAAATTGAGTCATTGGTGAATGATGATGAAAACTGCCCAGTGCCAGATATGATACCAACAGACAAACCTTCAGAAATATTTGAGGAAACGAGTGACGCTGACGATTGCTGCAAAAAGAAACTTGACAGATATTATAACAAAATAATGAAGGTTATAATGAATTTCGATTGCGTGACCGAACTTGAATTTGAAATAGACAAAGATATGGTTCTTGAATCAGTAGAAACAAAAAATGTATTCGATTTCAAACTGTTGGTGAACGGTGAGTTAATGAATTTGGAAAATGACATAAAATTCATTAATGGCGATAATATAATGGTTAGAATCAGTAGGGATGACATTGAAAAAGCATCCGAGGTAACGTTGGTTGGATACGACCCAGAGGTAGCAATTGATAGCCTACTGCCAGAGGTGGCAATTGATGAACCAATTGATGAAGAACATATTTTGATTAACCCTAGAGAAGAAATCGAAAATCACTGATATTTATCATTAAAAATACGCATAGAATATGAATAAGAAACTTATAAGACTAACAGAACAAGACCTTCATAAGATTGTGAAAGAGTCTGTGAATAGAATTTTGAATGAAATCGGCAATACAGAAGGAGGACAAAGAAGATTAGGGGCATTACAAGCAAGAAAAGTAATTAATGCAAATGGTGGCACAATTGATGACTTGTTTAAGAGTCAATCAGACAATGGAGGAGAAATATATAACTATGCAAAACAAAAACGTTCATCTTTGGGAAATGACACCGATGAACACGGAATGATTACAAATCCTCTATATAAAGAATATGCTAATGGATACACAGAATATTTAAACTCTCATCCAGAAGAGCGTTCAAGAAGAACTGAAAGATTGAGAAAATTGGGGTACTATGGTTAAAGCACAAAAAATTATATATAAAGAGCAGCTATCATTCTGCCTCTAATCTCAAGCTACTTTTAACAAGTCCAATTGACTTTTCAAATATATGAGCAGCCAATAACGGTTGCTCATTTTTATTGTTTTAATTCTCTTGCTAAATTACAGATATTTATCGAATAAAACAAATCTAACAGATATTTATTTATAAAAAATATGTATAGAATATGAATAAAAAACTTATAAGGCTTACAGAATCAGACCTTCATAAGATTGTGAAAGAGTCTGTGAATAGAGTGTTGAGAGAAAATGGTAGAGATATAGACGATGATAATTACTTCGGAGGAGGTTTGCCTGATAGATACTTTGATGATGATGCTCCTGATAATGATAGAATTTCTCAAAAACAAATTGCTCAATTAGATAACATTGTAAATACAATTGCCGACATTGCCAATAATACAAGCGATGAGGCAGAACTTTTGTTTCAAGCAGCAGATTGCATAGACAAGTTTACATCAAGATATAAATAACAAGAAATTAAGCAGACACAAGCTCAAGAGACTTATCAAACATATGAGCGAATCAGAATGATTCGCTCATTTTTATTTTATATCGCCTATTGATTTTTATCAAAAAATTGTTATATTTTATATGTACTAAACAATATAGCAAATGAAGCGTTTAAATAAGGAATATAAGTTAGATGTATGCAATCATGTGATTGTAAAATATGGTAGTGTCAACAAGGACAATCCGCAAGTTATTTATGTAAGTGGAAAATGTTGGGTATCCCCCAAAACTCAAATGGATTATGGATACGTCATATCGAGGATAGAGAAAGAAATGAGAAAAAGTATAAAATTATTCTTGATTGACGAAATAAATTTTACTAATAGGTTTATATTGGATTTTGACATCAACACAGATAAATTCAATATTGGCGATAAAAAGTTTCTATCCTTTGATTTCTATCTGAGGCAGAATGATTCTGATGTGAAGAAACTAAAGGATTTAAAAGAAATGCTTTCTAATAAAGTAAGCACGGTTGTCAACAACTTAGTTTACCTTTTCAAGGAAAATGGCTTTACTGTGGAGAAAAGAAAGTAATCTTATGTTATATTTATATTAAAATATACATTAAATATGAAAAGGATTATAAGGTTAACAGAATCTGACTTACATAGGATTATTAGGAATTCAGTATCTAGGATATTAAAAGAAGATGTTCTAGGAAATGACTGGCGTCAAGGTGATGATAATTCAGTTATGAACAACTATGAGCCATTTGAAGACCAGATTGATAGATACGAGGCTGAGAATGAATTCAGAAATCAGCACGATTGGGGAGCTCAAGGCGAAGAGGATATTGACCCAACACATTATAACCAAGACAGCAATGTACTAGGTTGGAATGATGATGAAGCAGAAGGGTATAAGGAAGACCCAGATTGGTATAGGGATGATGTAAACCAAGTTAACGATAGTCCGTCAGACGGAGATTTATATCGTGGCAGTTGGTAATAAAATAAAAAGCTATTGTTTATTTTAAATTATGGTAAGAATAATAAGGTTAACTGAAAATGACTTACATAGGATAGTTGGCAATTCTGTTAAAAAAATTATAAAAGAAATTGGTGGAGTTTACCCAGATGGGCAAATGGATATGTTTCTTGACCAAGATGGGGTTGATGAATATAGAAGTCAATCAAATAATGGAATGATTCAAGGATTGCTAAAAGCGGAGAAACTATGCGGATGGGGTCATTCAGCAACAAAAGATATGGGAAATTATACTGTTTATACTTGCTACCCTAAAAACGGCATACATAAAAGCAGACAAGAATTTATGGACGCAATAAAAAATTTCTCTCCTAGGAAAAACAGTGTACATTTTGTATCTAACAGAGGTGGTATGACAGATGCATTTATGGTCAGAATTGACAATATATGAGAAAGATAAAGCGAAGCCTTTAAATGAGACTTCGCTTTTTTATTTCGCTTAATAGTATGCTGTTATCTTCAATTATATCCTCAATAAACAAAGCATCATCATACATATGATTGAAATGCTCATCGAGTCTATGTGAAGAATGGAATTTATTGAAAATATATATTAAATGTTTCTGTCGTATATTTTTCAAGAAATTTATTCATATTGCAAATATATAAAAAAACATTAAGAATTCAAAATATTTTTAATTTTATTTA